CACCAGTTCCAGCAACACCTTGAGTTCCTGTTGTTCCTTGAGTTCCCGTTGCGCCCTGTGTACCCGTCTCACCTTGTGAACCTGTTGTGCCTTGTGCGCCAGTTGTTCCTTGAGTACCAGTTGTTCCTTGTGTACCAGTTTCACCCTGTGTGCCTGTTGCGCCTTGTGCTCCAGTTGTTCCTTGTGTACCAGCTGTTCCTTGGGTTCCTGTTGCACCTTGTGCTCCAGTTGTTCCTTGCGTTCCAGTAGTTCCTTGAAGGCCCTGTGTGCCCTGCGTTCCAGTAGTTCCTTGTGGTCCTGGGTTTGCTGTTAAATATGTATCAATGTTTTGTGCAAGTAGCTGAATGTCCGCAGGAATATCTGGCGGATCTGAATAAGCGGGAAAACTAAAACCCTTTGATGTTGAGCCCATTTTAAAATTATACCACCTTAAATATTATAACAATCATTTAGAACTAAAACACTCTGGGTGCCTAATAACTAAAGCCTTATTAACCCAAACCTGGTCTTCAATATTCCAGCCCCATTCGTATGATACGTCTATAAGGGCAAATCCGTTGTCAGTCATAAATTCTGTAATTTTATCAGTAGTCACATGATCATCGTGCATTGGAGTTTTTTCAGTCTCTAAATGAAATAGCCGAACATCTTTTAGCCGATCCCCAAATCCTTGTAGGACTTGCCAGCTATATCCTTCTGTATCAACTTTAACAACATCTATCCTATCATTGACCCCCAAATTTGATAGAAGAGTGTCCATGCGAGTAGAAGGAACTGTTATCTTCTGAACCTTGTCTGCATAGTATTCGGGGGTGGGGCTAATAGATCTATCTTTATTAAATACTGAGGATGTGCCAGAAGATTCTTTATCTTCACCATTAACAATATGGAAATCAGTTTGCCCGTCTTTTTCTGTAATAGCTGTATAAATAATATCCATCCAAGGGTATTTAGATTTTGTTTGGCTAATAGCATTTACGTTGGCATCTACAGCAATTACCCTAGTGCTATTTAATTTCTTATATAAATAGTAAGCGTCATCACCATCTCTTGTTCCAATGTCTATAATTATAGGAGCATCACTATCAAAGTGTTTACGGAAATTAGTTACTACTGGTTCTAATGGATCAATATATTCTCTTGTTTCAAATAATTTAAGATTGCCGATAATTGCTATTCTGTATCCATGCGTTATATCTTTTTTAAGGACTTCTTGGAATAGGTCATAAGACTCATCTTTTCTGCCGACCCACCAGCCAGCAACAGCTTTTTCAAACATTAAAGAATACTCTCCTGGATAATCTACCCAAGTAGGCAAAGCAGATACTTTATTTTTTGTATGCATTAGCCCTGTCTCAGAAAATGTATACGCTTCTTGCCAGCGCTTTGCTCTTTCACAATATCTTGCTAAAAGAAACCACGCCTCTGGTCTTGTTGGAATATATGCAACAGCTTTTAAGAATAAATTATGTACTGTGCTTTCACGATTTTTTTGATTTTCAAAACATTGAGCAGACTTTAAAAGAGATGTGTATACATATTCTGGATGAGAGTTATATCCATATTCTGCTGCACGAAGATAGAAAGAAACGGCAGAAGCTGTCTGTCCAGCTTTTTCATATTCCATTGCAATATTAAAGCTTAAAATAGGATTGAAGGGGTCTTTAGAAAGATCAACAACTAAATCATTTATTGACTTAAACATTTAAAGCCTCCTCAATCATTGTATTAATAACTTCACCAGGAACTTCTAAAACAAAAGCTGCATTGTCTTGGAATCCAAAACTAACTAATAGATTTCCTTCATGTTCTGCAGCTCCTGCACAAAACTCAATTTGTCCATCTAGAAAAGCCCAATTTTCAGGAGATACTCCTACTAAAACAAAATCTTCATCCCATACGCATATGCGATGGCGATAGGTTCCATTCTTTTGTTCCATATAGTTTTTGAATAAAACAACTTCGTGAGAAATGGCAATATAATGCTTGCCCCATTTAATTAACTGAGATCCGCCACGTTGTTCTGTATCAGGCTCTACGCCCTGTTTAAGACTTATTTGTTCACAACGAGCAGGCAGCTTAGGAAAAGTTTTTACAAGCTCAGTTGGAGATGTCCATTTAATATAATGAAATGGCTTATCAAGAATGGGCATCCAATTCTTTTCACAGTATGAATTTTCATCTATTGGGGCTGGTATTCTAATTCGTGATATTTCTTTGGCCGTCCACTTAATCTTATCAATCTTTAATTCTGATAATTCCATACGACCAACTCCGTTGGTTGTTGTATCTCTGCGAACTCCTGTGGCATAATATTTGCCATCCCATTTAACAAGTCTGGCATCTTCCAATCCAACAAATGTCCATATTGGGGTAACGTCTAATTTAGTAGTATCAATCAATGTCCAGTTAATTATATTTAAATCTTTATCAAGTCGGCAAAGGTAATTATCTGTAACTAATCTTTGATCTTCTTCTGGATGTAAATATGCTAATGGTCCCCATACGCTAGGAAATCTTTGATCATTTTCAGAGTGATATAAAGTATAGTTTATGTGTCTTAGTATACATAGGATATCTCCATCATTATCTATAAAGATAGAGGGGTTCATTAATCCTGTCCCGCCCGTTTCTTCGGCGGGAATAATAAGAGGAACTAACTTTCCCCCATTAGATATTGATCTTTGTACTAGATTCATAGTACCTATTCTACTATTTAAAGCAGTTATTGTAAATACTTAATATGTGATATTGCCGTTTGCTGTAAATGTATAAATGTGATATGCGCCAGATGTAGTATAGGTTCCAGTAGATGATGCAGCAGCTGATGTTGCTCTAATAATAACTATACCCGATCCTCCAGATCCTCCATAATAATGCTCTGTAGCAAATCTTGCTCCTCCTCCACCACCTCCGCCAGTATTTCCTGTTCCAGCAGCTCCAGAACTTCTTCTATATGAATTACCGCCTCCGCCCGAACCTCCATAAGCAGTTGTTACTGCATCACCATTTGAGCCTCCAGCTCCTCCTCCAGCATAATATGTTGAAGTTCCTGTTATGGAACTCGTAGCTCCCACTCCACCATTACCGCCTGTTTGTCCACTATTTGTATAACCAGTACCGCCAGCTCCTCCGCCACCGCCATTACCATTATTTCCTGTTGCTCCAGCATAACCCTGTGCTGGAGATACTGAAGGAGTATTTCCTGCACCAGCCGCTGGCATTCCGCCACCACCAGAACCTCCTGCTCCACCTCCTCCTGTAGAAAGACTATAAGCTTCACCAAACCCACCACCAGCGGAAGTAAATGTTGTAAGACCTGTTCCAGAAATATATGAATTATTGCCTTGTCCGCCCTTTTCAGGAGCATACTTATCTCCGCCCGAGCCTCCTGCGCCAACTACAACTGTTATTGTGTTACCTGCAGTAGCGGACACTCCAGTAGCAGAACGCATTCCTCCAGCACCGCCGCCTCCGCCAGTTGTTCCCGTATAAACAACACCTGCTCCTCCGCCACCGCCTGCTACAACTAAATAATCTATAGATACAATTGGAGAAATAGGAGTTACGCTATTAGATGCACTAGATGCAACAGAAGTTCCGTTAGTATTAATTGCTGTTACGGTAAACGTATAGGATGTTCCATTGGTAAGTCCAGTAAAGGTATAAGAACCACTTGATGTTGTTTGTGTTGTTGTGACTGGGCTAGAAACTATTGAATATCCTGTTATTGCAGAACCTCCAGTTGCACCTGGTGTAATAGTTAATGCTGCGCTTACATTACCAGCTACAGCAGAAACTGTTGGCGCTTGAGGAATAGTAGTAGCAGTAATTGAACTGCTAGCAGAGGACTGACTTGATGTACCATAACCATTGGTAGCAGATACGGTATAAGTGTAGGCTGTCGCTGACTGAAGTCCAGTAATTACTATTGGTGAAGATGTTCCAGTTTGAATATAAGATCCTGGAGATGAGGTAACCGTATAGCTTACTGGAATACCTGAAGTTGTTGGTGCGGTAAAAGCAACTGACGCTTGCCCATTATTGTAGGAACGTCCTGAAGGTTGATTTGTGACGGCACCAATAGTTGGGGCGGAAGGAGATATTCCTACAGTATACCAATTATTGTTAATATAAGATTCTAACTGCATTAATGATGTATTGTAGTACAGTTGTCCAGATGTAGGAGATTCTGGTCTAGATGCTGTTAATCCTGATGTTGTTAATCCTGGTAAAGAGGTAAAAGAGGTTGGGCTATAGTTAGTTCCAGATGAACTATATAAAATTTCTCCCGAAGATGGTGCTGTAGTTGTACCCGTGCCACCTTGAATTGGAATTAAATAAGAAGATGAAGAAACATTTCCTTGTGCGTCAATGTTTAAAATTCCAGAAGTGCTTATACCAGATATAATTAATTTATTTTTTATTTTAAAATCTTTATTAGACATTATACCGTCACCAAACCTGTTCCCGCTGTAAATTGATAAATTGTGTTTCCGCCGTTTGTAGTTTTTGTGTATGTTAATCCGCCACCAATAGATGTTAAATCTGGATACGCTGAAGAATATGAAATAACCACTAATCCTGTTATCCCACTCGTTCCTGCGCCTCCTTGTGAGCCTCCAGACCCACCAGAACCAGGAGTTCCACTACCTCCTTGTGAGCCAGCTACGTTACTACCTCCTCCACCGCCGCCCCCATAAGCTCTAGTTACTGCAGTTCCTGTTATTGAAGATGATCTTCCTATTCCTCCAGCGCCACAATCTCCTGTGCTTCCATTAGAACCAACGCCGCCTGCTCCTCCGCCGCCTCCAGAACCATAAAGCCTACTATCTGCATAGTTGGTATTTGTATTTCCTGATCCACCAGCATATCCTTCTACTGGAGAATATGATCCAGTATTACCTGATCCAACTGATCCGCTTCCAGACGAAGAACCTCCACCTGATCCGCCAGAAGACCCACCAGATCCATTTGAGCCACCATACCCTCCTCCAGAAGATGTAATTGTTGATAAAACCGAATTATTTCCTTGACTTCCTGGTGATCCGCCTGCTCCAACTGTTACTGTAAATGGAGATGATTCTATTGATAATGTTGAGGTTCTATAACCTCCAGCTCCTCCACCTGCTCCGCTATATGGATAAGATGAATTTCCTCCACCTCCACCTCCAGCTATAACAAGATAGGTTATTGGTAAATTCGTTTGAGGCGTTACAGAATTACTTGTAGAGCTTGCTGCAGATGTACCATTTGCATTAGTGGCAGCAACTGTAAAAGTATAAGCAGTTCCATTTGTTAAGCCTGAAACTGTAATTGGGCTTGTGCCTGTTCCTGTAACTCCACCTGGCGAAGAAGTTGCTGTATATGTTGTATCAAGACCACCTGTTCCTCCTGCTGTAAATGGAACTGATGCAGTTCCATTTCCAGAAGTAACTGTACCTATTGTTGGTGCTTGAGGAATAGTGGTGGCAGTTACTGCGCTACTTGCAGACGACTGACTTGATGTTCCGTAACCATTAGTAGCAGATACGGTGTAAGTATAAGATGTTGCTGATTGAAGTCCAGTAATAACTATTGGTGATTCTGTACCAGTATTTGTGTAAGAGCCAGGAGATGAAATAACCGTATAACTTGCTGCAATACCCGAACCTGTTGCTGGTGTAAAAGCAACTGATGCTTGTCCATTGTTATAGGCACGGCCTGAAGGTTGATTTGTGACGGCACCAATAGTTGGGGCGGAAGGAGCTAAGGCTATAGCATACCAATTACTATTTGAATAAACTTCTAATTGGCCAGTAGATG